AATCACATCGTCCATTACAGCTTATACTGGAGCACCAACAGTGAATAGTCGTGGAGAGGTTATTCAGGGCAATAATCGAAGTGCCGCGCTTCGTGAGATGTGGGATAATCATCAGGAACAAGGCGATAAGTACAAGCAGTATCTTATTGATCATGCAGAATCATTTGGTTTAAGACCAGAAGACATTGCAGCAATGGATAAGCCTGTACTTGTTAATATGCTCGATGTGAACGATGATGAGGCTATTTCATTAGGTCAATTTGTAGCAAGTGATACAGAAAGCGGAGGTACAGAACGCATCAAGCCTAAGAATGTTGTTAAGAAACTTGGTGACAAGATGAAGAACTTTGCAAACATTCTTTTGCGAGCTAATGACGAGAATATCTCTTTTGCAGAGCTTGTTGATAGCAACGGTGTGAGCGCTTTGAAATGGCTAAATGCTAATGGAGTAATTAGTCCAACACAATATAAGAGTGCATTTGATAGCAAAGGCAACATTACGGCAGAAGCAAAGAACGATATCAAGGGTATTATGTACCAGAGTATCTTCGAAGGTGGTAATACACAGCTTGAGGAGATGTTTAATACACTACCAGCAAAAGCACAGAAAGCAATTCTTGCAACGGCATATCGTGATTATGACAGTCCACAAAGCGAACGTATGATAGGGGATATTCAGGACTCTATCATGGCATATTATGCTCTGTCACATGATAGCATGTTTATGAATGCAAAGAATCATAAAGATGCACGTATAGCAGTTGAAGCATGGAGAAGACAACTTGCTTTTGACGATGTTACAGGAGAAAGTTACCTTCCTGCAGAAAAATATAGTAACTTTGCATTATTGCTTGCGACTATGTACAAAGGCGATAATCAGTCACTCATACAGGGTACGTTCAATAAGATGTACGACCTTATACAAGGCACACAAGAAGAAACTCTGTTCGAGCAGCCTGATAATACGCCACGTTCACTTGCACAGGCAATCAAAGAAACATTAAATATAGAATATAATGGACAACAAGGAAGCAATGTATTGGCTGGCGATAATTCAGCAAGCCAAGAAGGGAGAACAGGAAGCAATGGAAATGCTACGTCAAGAGGACGAAGTGAGGATATCGATGGGGCAGAAGCCAATCAAGGAGGAACTGAAGGAGATACTGGAAGAAGCGGAAGTGGACAAAGCAGTGGAGGCAGCCAAGAAGAGGTTGCAGCAGAAAACTCACATTTAACGAAAAAGGAGGCTGCTGATTTTATAGCTCAAATGGAATTGGGTGCAGATGTAGCACAAGAAATTCCGTTAACAATAGAAAATTGGGATAAAGAATTTGGAGAAGATGGCATAGTTTCCACCCCTATTGGTGACGTTAAAATGGGCGAGAACCAATTTGCAAAACTTATGCGAGCAGGTCGTAATGGCAAATTGGGAATGCTAAAACCAACGTTGGAATATCCAGATGCCATTGTAGAAGAAAATAGTAAAGCAAAGGAGGGAACGCATACAGAACGACCATCTTCTTTCATCTTTATAAAGTCTTTCAGGAAGTCTGACGGAACACGTTATTACTATTTCACGTCAATAACTGTTAGTGTTGATGGGAAAGAAGTCGTTGTTTCCAATCAAGAAAAAAGCCGTAACAGAATATTACGGCTCTTGATGGAGGGTAGTGTTATTTGGCGCACTCCGAAAGATGCGACTGCTTCTTCGGCTGAGAAGCAAGGTTTGGACTATGTTCACCCTGATAAAGCCGAGGGCGAGACAAAGGGCTCGGTAATAACTCCTCAAAACACTCCTTCTGTTGGCAAAGATAAGCAATCTTCTGCTACAAAGCAAGAAATTGTAGACAATTATTTAGAAAAGCCTGCAAGTAGTGAAGATTTGTTCGCGAAGGCTGAACGTGTAGCGGAAGAGGATAAAGCTAAGCGTACACGTAAAAAAGAGGAAGCAAAGGTTGATACCAATCCGACTGAAGCACAGAAAGAAGCTGGCAACTACAAGAAGGGTCATATCAAGGTAGATGGCTTCAATGTCACTATTGAACAACCTAAGGGTAGTGTTCGTCGTGGTAAGGATGCAAATGGCAAGGAATGGGAAACCGAGATGCATAACAGCTACGGATATATTCGAGGTACGGAAAGTGTTGATGGTGATCATATCGACATCTTCTTGTCAGATAATCCAACAGAGGGTAACGTCTTTGTTGTAGACCAAGTAAACAAAGACGGTTCTTTCGATGAACATAAGGTAATGTACGGATTCTCTGATATGGAGAGCGCAAGAAAAGCATATCTTTCTAATTATGAAGAGGGATGGCAAGGCTTGGGCAATATTACAGAAGTTAGCAAGGAAGAATTCAAGAAGTGGATTGATAGCAGTAAACGCAAGACAAAACCGTTTGCAGAATATACTTCTGTTAAAACAGAGGGGGATGTTAATGTACAACATCCTATTGAGGATAAAGGCGGCAAGCGTCTTGTATCTAATGAACGCTACGAAGAATTAAAGAAGCGTATGCGTTCTAAGTTGGGTCAGCTTAATTTAGGTGTAGACCCTGAGATGTTGGCTATCGGTGCAGAAATGGCAGTGTATCATATAGAGAATGGTGCACGTGCCTTTGGAACCTATGCAAAGGAAATGATTTCTGACCTCGGAGATGCTATTCGTCCATATCTCAAAGCATTCTACAACGGTGCAAGAGATTTACCAGAGATGACAGAGTTGTCAAGCGAAATGACCCCCTATGATGAGGTGAGTCGTTTCGACGTTGCTACAATTGGTAAAGAGGGTGAGCAGTTAACGCCTTCCGCTATTGAAACAGCTAAGCAGATTAACAATGAAGCAACAGTTGAGTTTAATGCAAAGCAAGAACAAAATAATACTAATGAGTTAGAAGATGTAGATAACGATGTGTATTCTATTACCAAGCAACACAACAACAAAAAAGATGTTGATATTTGGGTTGTACGTGGTAAGGAACGCACTGACAAGGATGTTTACACCCAGCGCAAGCAGGTGGCAAAAGAACATAATGGTTATTACTCCTCTTTCCGTGGTGTTAATGGCTTTGTATTTAATACTGCAGAAGAAGCACATTCTTTTGCAGATGCAATCTTTAACACACATTCAGAAGAAAATCATGCGCAAATTTCGGAAGAAATTATGCGCAAGGATATTCTAAATATAGAAGACACTGAAAGTCAAGAAAAAAACTCGGATGAGGATATTGCCAGCAAAGAGAAGATAACTGACCGTAAGGATGCAGAAGAACCTACAGAACAATCAACCAATAGTAGGTTGCTTGCTCAATATCATGCGTTAAAAGAAAAGTATCCAGATACAAAAATCTTGCTCCGTGTTGGCGATTTCTACGAGACATATCAAGATGATGCAAAAGATTTGTCTAAGACACTTGGTATTGTTCTTACCAAAAGGAATGATGGTGTTAATATGGTTGGCTTCCCATATCATACACTTGATACCTACCTTCCAAAACTAATACGTGCAGGCTACAGAGTAGCTATTAACGACAAAGATGAAACTGCAAACGATACTCCTACATCTAATGGACTCGAAGGTAGATTTATTTCTGCGGAGGATATAGAGGGTATCTTTGGAAAGACATTTGTTAATAACGAAACTGGTACAGAAATTAAAGTTGGGCATTTTATCTCCTCTTACAAGGTTGCTATTAAGCTAAATGGGCAGGTTTCTATTGAAGAATGGAGACATCTTGCAAAGACACTTAATAAAGAGGGGTGGCAGGAGAAAATAGTCCCTGATTTGCACGGCTTCAATATTGGTGACAAGGTGATGTATAAGGGCAAGGAAGCAACTCTTTATGACATCGACAGGTCTGATAATAACAGACCAATACTTGACACAGGTTTAGCACCTGTCATGTATGATGTTGCTTACTGGGAAGAACTCTCTCCTGTCACAAATTCAGAAGAAGCAATTGCTGCAAAAGAGGAAAAAGTAAGTACAGAGAAAGAAAAACCAGTAAAAAAGAACAACTCAAAGAAAAAAGATGTATCTTTGAAGCGAGAGCCGACAGTCGGTGACTTGTTTGGCGATTTGTTCAGTAACAATGATTTAGACAGCAAAGACAATGACACAGCAAGAACTCGACAGGCTGAAAGTAGCAGCCGAGAAAATGGGACGGTGGGCAGTATATCTACTGAGCGAGACGGAGTACTGGACACCCGAAGCACTGGAACATCTGACGGAGAAGAAACTGCAAGAGTTTCAGACACGGCAGGCACAGTGGCTGATGGAGAACGAAAGGAATTACTCGGACAGCGGAGCAGCAGAAGCACTTCGAGAGGAAATCACGGAGATGGTGAAGCAGAACGACCGCTGCCTGAACGAGGACAACGCATCGGAGATAGAGATGATGCGAATGGACGAAGTGCCATTGCCAGAGCTACTGACGAAAGCCAAAGAACTTCTCGACCAGCAGCAGGAAGCAGTGAGCAGCTGGTACACGGTGAAGCCAGACGAGGAGGACGAGGAGGAAATGTAGCCTCAGCCAAACAGCCTGAACCAAAATTTAAGCGCAACTATCTATATCCTGAAGACTCTTCGGAGGTAGATAATATGACACCTCAACAGCGACTACGGTCGAATGTTGAGGCTTTGGAGGTTGTGCGTACCTTAATGAAAGAGGGACGTGAGGCTACTGCGGATGAGCGTGATGTACTTGGTCGCTATCGTGGATGGGGAGGTGTAGACTTAGGCAGAGCCTATTCTACCGACATGATGCGTAGAAGTTCTAATGGAAGATGGGGGACGCAGACAGAAAATGATAAACTGCTTTCACGTCTTGCAGACATTATAGACGAGCTCGACCCAGATGGGAAGCGTGGTGTTTTATCTGCCATCAACCGTGCTGCCCTAACATCATACTATACCCCTACAGCTGTAGCAAAAACCTTAAACGACTTTGTAGAACTTGCAGGTTTCAAGGGTGGTAATATGCTTGACCCATCTATGGGTAGTGGTATTTTTGAGGGTACAATGTCAAAGGCTGTGCAGCAGCGCACAATGATACATGGTGTCGAACTTGACTGGCTGACAGGTCAGATTGCAAGAAACCTTTATCCAGATGCAAATGTGCTTGTTACAGGCTATGAGCAGGCTGGCACAGCAGACAATGCCTATGATGTGGTAATGAGTAATACCCCATTCGGAGACCTTAGTGTTACAGACAAGACATGGAAGCATGATAGTAGTCCTGTACGCAAGGCTGCGCAAAACCGTATCCACAACTACTTTGCTGTGAAGATGCTTGACAACACTCGCCCAGGTGGTTTGTGTGTCATCATGACCAGCAATGCTATTCTTGATACTAAGAGTAATCAGATAATTAGAGAACATCTTGCAGACAAAGCAGAGGTGTTAGGAGTTGTACGTCTACCTGATAATACATTTAAGGGTGCAGGTACATCAGTTGTTACGGATGTCATCTTGTTACGTAAATACAAGAACGAAGCAGACCGCATTGCAACTCGTGGCAACGAAACCTATACTACTAATATAGAGAAGCCTTTCCTTTCATCTGGTGAGTTACAACTAAAGAACCCTACCGATGGAAAAACTTACAATGTATCCGTGAACGGTTATTTCACCAAGAACAAGGATATGATGATTGGTGATGGAAAGGCAGGAGGTCAATACAGAGCCGATGAATTTGGTCTTAGTAGTACTATGAGTACAGATGAGATAGCCAAGTCTATACGTAATTTGGTAGAAAAGAAAATAGTTGCAGACCGTAAGGGTAAACTATTTGATACTCATAAGACCGAACGAGAGGTGAAGCAAGCTGTTTCAGAAGCTTATAAGGGTGACGGTAACTATATCAGTAGCGGGAATATCGTAGAACAAGATGGTATGATAGGTGTCGTAACCAGCACCAAGAATAAGTATGGTGATGTAACTACGACCTTTAATGAAATACCATCATTGAAAGGTAAAGCAGAACGCATTGGGGCTATGTTGCCTATTCGTAAGGCGATGAAGCAACTTATTGATATGCAGATACAAGGTGTGGATAACAACCATCTTGAAGAAGCACGAACAGAGTTGCAGAATACGTATGATGCTTTCGTGAAGAAATATGGTCGCTTGAACGATAAGGCTAATGACTTCCTTACAGAAGATATTGACGGCTATACCCTACGTTCTTTGGAGAAATATAAAGATAGTAAGTTTATTGGTTTATCGGACATTTTCACAAAGAACACTATCAAGCCTGCACTTGATATGACAACTGCCAAGACACCACAGGATGCAATTAGCCTTTCTCTTGCTGAATATGGAGAAATCAAACCATCATTCATGAAAGATGTATTAGGTGAAAACTGGGCAGAGCAATGTGGTGATATACTATTCAAGACACCTTTTACAGAAGATGAGTATGAAACAGTAGATGCTTATCTAAGTGGCGATGTGAAAACCAAATTAGAGCAGGCACGAGTAGCGGCAAAGGAAGATGCAACCTTACAGCGTAATGTAGATGCACTTGAAGGGGTACAGCCAAAAGATATACCATTTGAGGATATCAGCATACGAATGGGTGCAAGATGGATTCCAGCAGAGGTATATACAGATTTCATGTATGAGCAATTTGGTATTCCTAAATATATACATCGAGGCAACAAGAGCGGAGTTGAATACTTGCCAGAGGTTGACCAGTATGTTGTAAACGTTGAAAAAAAAGAACTTGGAGGCGAAGCAGATGCATGGCGAACCAGTCGAAGAAGCGCATCAGAGGTGTTTACCGCTGCATTGCAAGATAAGAGCTTATCAGTATTTGATACCATTAAAGAAGGTGGTAAGGAAACAAAAGTCCTCAACAAGGAGGAAACCGAACTGCTGAATAACAAGATACAGGATTTGCGCACAGCCTTTGAGGATTGGATTGGTCAGAACCCAGAGCGTGAGGAAATGCTGATGCGATTGTACAATGATAAGTTCAATCGTACTGTATTGCGTAAGTTTGATGGCTCTCATCTCAACGTTGCAGGACTTATGGGTAAAGAGTTGAGACCTCATCAGAAAGATGCCGTTTGGATGCTTATCAACAACCGTGGTGGTATTGTAGACCATATTGTGGGTGCAGGTAAGACTCTTGTAATGCAGAGTGCTATCATGGAAATGCGACGTATGGGTATTGCCAAGAAGCCTATGATTATCGCTTTGAAGTCTACCGTTGCACAGATAGCTAAAGAGTTCAGAGAAGCTTACCCTGCTGCACGCATACTGGCACCGACCGAAAAGGACTTTGCTGCAAACAACCGCAAGAAGTTCATGGCTCAAATAGCACTTAACGACTATGATTGCGTGATATTGAGTCATGATCAGTATAACATGCTGCCACATACAGAAGAAGTGGAACGTAGTGTTATCGATGAACAGATGGCACAACTTGACAATGCAATTGAGTTCCTGTATGGACAGGATGATAAATCCCAGCTTACCAAGAAGCAGATAAAGGGCTTGGAGAAGAGAAAGAACAATCTTGAAACCAAACTCACCAATCTGCTTGACAGAAAGATAGACCGAGAGTTTACATTTGAGGGACTTGGTGTTGACTACCTTTTTGTAGATGAATGTCAGCATTTCAAGAGTCTACCTTATGTAAGTACATACGACCGTGTAGCTGGTCTTGGTGATAAGAAAGGTAGCCAGAAATCTATTGCCTTACTTAATGGCGTGCGTTATCTACAGAAAATGCACCAAGGCGACCAAGGTACAGTATTCCTTTCTGGTACGACTATCAGCAATAGTCTTAGCGAGATTTACCACTTACTTAATTACTTGCGCCCTTCTGAAATGGAGCAATTAGGTATGACAACCTTTGATGCTTGGGCAGGTAACTTTGCTATACACACAGCAGAATTGGAGTATGGAGTAACCAGTGAACTGAAAGAGAAAGACCGTTTCCGCTCACTGACCAATATTCCAGAGTTGGCTAAGATGTATGCAGAGATAGCTGATGTCCGCAATGACATGAACCTCAAGCTACCTAAGCCGAAGATGCGCAGCCATATTGTTACTGTCCCACAGACAGACCTCATGCAGGAAATCAATCGAGAGATAGTGAATATGGTAAAGAATAAAGACGGCGATTACTTCAATATTGATAGTAACGAGAATACTCCATGGGGATTGCTCGCCAGTACTTATTCAGCAAAAGCTGCTATTAATCCTCGTTTGATAGACGAGAGTTGGGAATCAGAGGGAGGAAAGATACCTGCTGTCTGTGAAAATGTCAAGAAGATTTATGACCAGTTTGCAGAACAGAAAGGCACTCAACTCATCTTCTGTGATACAGGCGTGCCTGGCAAGGGAAAGAAATACGATGCCTATTCCGATATTATCAATCGTCTTGTAAATGACTATGGTATACCTCGTAAGGAAATTGCCGATATTCATGAGGCAAACACCGATGAGAAACGTAAGGAGTTGTTTGCCAAGGTGAATGATGGTAGTGTGCGTATTCTCATTGGTGGTACAAAAAATATGGGTACAGGTGTGAATGTGCAGAAGCGCATTGTTGCCATGCACCATGTAGATGTACCTTGGACACCAGCCGACCGTGAACAACGAGAGGGACGTGGAGTTCGTCAAGGTAACGAAATTGCACGAGACTTCAATGATGATAATGTAGATGTTTACTTTTATGCTACCGAGGGTAGTCTTGACATGTACAAGTATCAGTTACAGGAAACCAAGGGTAAATTATTCGCTCAGTTTAAGAGTGGAACCATTGGTGACCGTACATTTGATGAGGGCGATGCGGAGGAGAATTTCGACCCTGCAGAAGTTGTTGCCATGCTTTCAGGTAATCCTGTCATCTTTGAGAAGTCAAAGCAAGACAAAAAGGTGGAAAAACTACGTCGTGCCAAGAGAGCTTATGAAAGTGATTGGCAGCGTAGGCACGCTCGTTATGAGGAGTTACAAACAAAGAAGAGGAATTATGAACGCCTATTATCTTTGAATGCCAGTGATGTGCAAGGATTGGAACGTGGTGGCTTCACAGCAGACGCAGAAGGTAAATATCCATCAACGGTTACAGTCTCTGTTAAGGATGATTACAGTTCACGCAAGACCTTTGAGAAACCGAAAGAGGCTGGTGCTTACATACATGAACTGTTGAAACAGAATAAGAGAGTACAGCTGTCAGGTTTCCATCAAACAGCTAATATCAGTATTCCTATTACTGATGCAGGTCTGTTTGGAAAGCCTGTTGCAGAGTTGGAAAGTTACGGAGGTATTAAGTATGCCGTTGAAGTAAGCGATGATGATACCGCAGCAGGTGTGGCATTCCGTAATCTGTTGCAAAAGGTTTACAGTAACAAAAAGGTTTACGAGCGTAATATCGATGATGTGAATAACCAACTCAAGGGCGCAGACCCTGGTGAAAATATCTATCCTAAGCAGGCTGAACTTGATGAGGCATTGAAAGAAAAGAGACGTCTTGATGAGGAGTACAAAAAGTTGTCAGATGAGGAAGACAAACCAACTGCCAACGATGATACCAGGTATCGTGATTTTGACGAAGAAAAATTACGAGAAGGCTATGGTTCATATACTAATAGTGAGTTGAGCTTTATCAATGACCCTGTTGCAAAAATGCTTGGTAAGAACAATCGTACCGAGGAAGACCACAAGGCGTTTGCGGAAAGGGAACGCCAGCGCATGATAAGTCGTATAAATGAACTTGCAGACAAGTTACATCTTGATAATATTGAAACCGTTACAGATAGTAACAGCTTACAGGGGAAGAAAGCTAAGGCAAAAGGATTCTATTCTAAAAGTAGTGGAAAAATCACCATCGTTATCCCTAATCATGCAAGTGTAGAAGACGTAGAGAAGACACTGCTACATGAGGCTGTAGCGCATTATGGACTAAGGAAATTGTTTGGTGAACACTTCGAGACGTTCCTTGATAACGTTTATCAGAATGTTGAACCAGAAATAAGACGTATTATAACAAGTCAAGCGGCAAATAACAACTGGGATTTCCGTACAGCAACAGAAGAGTATCTTGCAGGACTGGCAGAACGAACAGACTTCGAGAGGGTTCATTATGCAATATGGAATAAGATAAAAAGTTTATTCTTAAAGATGTTGCATAGTATCGGTTTTGAGGGCTGGTCAGCTACAGAATTAAGTGACAATGAACTTCGTTATTTGCTATGGCGTAGCTATGAAAATATGAAAGAGCCAGGCAGATATCGCAGCATATTGGGTGAGGCAGAAGACATAGCAAAGCAAAATGAGTTAAAGGTTGGCAACTATGATCAGCAGGACACTAATTCTTCTAATGTAGCTGAAAGTAAGACTGAGACAGAGAATACCTTATATCGTCAAGGTTCAAACGGTCAGTCAGCTTATGATATTTACGAGAATGCCGTAAAAGACAGTGGTACGCAGACAATGTTAGGAGCATTGGCACGTACTGTCTTTAGCAAAGATGCCCGCACAAGGTTTAAGAACAAGTTTGCCGAAAGCTATTTCGATTATAGCCGAAGCATTAAGCAATTACAAGACGCTATCGAAGAGAGTTTAGGTGTTAGGTTGGATAGCTATGAGGACGTATGGCGGACGCTTAATGCAAAGGGTAGTGCAGATGCACAAGAAGTAAACCTTGCTATGTTACGTTATATTGCACCATTAGCCGATTATATCGGATATATGATAAAAGGTAAGAGCCTTAATGGAGAGGTCTTAACGGTGGATGATGTAGAAAAGTATATGAATGCCGTTCATGGTATAGAACGTAATAAGCACATGCAAGAAGCAGCCTTTAGAGATAAGCTGATAAAGAAGCTAAAATCAGAAGGCTACAGCAACGATGAAAGCGAAGCAATAGTTGAAGCTGAGTTGGATAATATTCGCAAAGGCAATGGTAGCATGTATATGGACATATACGATAATGTACGCAAGGACTATTCGGGTTTGACTACATTGTTTAGCGATGAAGTAGAAGATGTAGACAATATAGATGAGTTGGAAGCAGCAGCAACGCAATACGCTAACGACTTTGGAAAAACTGTCGGAATGGACAAAACTTTAGAGTTGTGGGATAAAGTTAGGGCACTCAACGACTTTTCATTACGCAAATCCTATTTGAGCGGTTTGATAAGCAAAGCACAATATGAAGGTGTGAAGCAGATGTTTCAATATTACGTTCCGCTTCGCGGCTGGCATGAGGGTGCAGCAGGCGACATCTATGAATACATCTCACGAGGTGAACGTACAGGAATGTTAGAAAGCACACTAAAGGTCGCTAAAGGTCGCAAGAGTCGTGCAGGTGATATATTAGGAACAATGGCAGCTATGGCAAACACGGCTATTGTACAAGGTAACAAAAACCTTGTTGCACAGAAGTTCCTAAACATGGCACTAAACTATGGTGGGAAGAGCGGACTACTTATGGTAGGTAAGCAATGGTATGAAGAGAGTGCTAACGAAGAACTCATCCCCCTATTCCCAAATCTCCATGACGGTATGACGGTACAAGAACAACAAGACGAAATAGAACGTTTTGAGAAAGACATGGAAGAAAAGCGCAAGGCAGGAAGGGTCAGAGAGTTAAGGAAAGGCTTCAATAAGGAAGTAGGCTTGCGTATGCCGAAGTGGCAAGAGCAAGAACATTGTGTGCGAGTACTGCGCAACGGCAGGGAGCATCAGGTGTACGTTCTTGGCAATCCAAGGGCAGCACAAGCTTTTAATGGGTTGCTAAATAAACAAGCAAAATCAGATATATTGAGAGATGGTTGGGCAGCATGGATGCGTGCGAAAGCAACTATGCAAACAAGCCTTAGCCCTGAGTTTGTCTTTAGCAATTTCCAGCGTGATATCCTCACCGCTGGAACGGGAACATATATTAAATTTGGACGTAAGGCAGGAGTAGAGTTTGCTAAGAACCTTACAACACTTAATCCTATGGCAGGGATGAGCGAGGGACGCGCAGGTGGTATCTTCACTCTTATTCATCGCTATAATAAAGGTACACTCGATATGAGCAACGAAGTAGAACGCATGTTTGACGAGTTCGTTCGCAATGGTGGTATGACAGGCGTTAGCGTCATAGAGGGCAAAGACGAATATCAAAAATCCATTAATAAGGCAGTGAAGCGTATCAAGCAAGGTAAGTTAGACATGGGACGTCAAGCAATTCATGGTTTAGCCGATGCTATAGAATTTATGAATAGCGGTGTAGAGAACTCCACTCGCTTTGCAGCCTACATGGTAAGTCGAAAGACCTTAGGCAAGAGCGTGACAGAAAGTGTGTTTGACGCTAAGGAAGCCAGTGTGAACTTCAATATGAAAGGTAGTGGTGCTTGGCTAAACCTATGGATGCGTAGAAACATCATGTATGCCAACCCAGCTATTCAATCATTACGAATGTTAGGTACGTGGTATGATGCAAGCCCAAAGCGTTTCATGGGGGTGTTATCCACAGTCATAGCAACGAGTGTCACCATGGCAATGTTATGGGCAAGCGTTGGTGCAGGCGATGGCGATGACGACAATGATTGGTATAAGCTCAGTGAATGGAATAGATACAACTATCTAAACGTTTGGACAGGTAATGGCTATGCACATTGGAGTTTACCACAAGAGTTTAGACCGGTATGGGCATTAGGGCAAATAGTGTTTGACTGGCAGAGGGGCATGGTAAGTAAAGAGCGAGCTATCAATTCGATGATGACGCAGCTAAATAATCTTAGCCCGATGGCTTTCTTCTCAGGCGGTATGGATAGTAAAGACAGCTATTGGAAGACTGCCATACGTGCATGGACGCCAACTATTGCAGCTGACTTTTCAGACGCTTATGTATGGAATGAAAACTTCTTAGGACAGAAGATAACCAACCAAGAGGACTATAATATAGACTCTCCCGAATTCCAGCGAGCAGGTAAGAATACTCCTCACTGGGCAGTCTCTTTGAGCAAGCAGTGGAACAACGGTACAGGCGGAGCAGAGAATAGAAAGAGTTATTGGGACAGCCCAGCAATCAATCCAAGTGCACTATACTATCTTGCCCAGCAGCAGTTAGGCGGTTTAGGTACGATGGTAACCAAACTCAGTAAGGCATACGAACAATTGGAAGATCCCAATGGAGAGTTAGAAGCTAAGAACATACCGTTCGTATCGAAAGTTTGGGTTTCAACCGAAGACAAGCAATCCAAGAACCGTGTTACAGACGATAAGTTTTGGATGATATACAACGATTGGAAGTTGATTGACAGTGAGATGAAGCACAATAAGTCAGACGTTGAAAAAGGCAAGATGAGTTTAACAGACCTTGCCGAGCGCATGAACGAACTGCAACAGAATGGCGACCATAAGCGATGGGCACGTTTGAGAGGCTACATGAAAGGCTATGACGAATTACGCAAGGCGCGCAATAATGGAGCAGACGTAGAAGAAGCTATGGATGAACTTAAGAAAGATGTTGTAAAAGAAGAAGAGAAAACACTAATGAATAAATAGTTAAACTTATGATAGTGTAGGCATTGTTTATCTTTGCCTACACTATTAAATTGGATATCAATATGCATACTGTTACAAATAAAAGGGAGAAGCTTATACCGATGAGCCGTATTACTCCAAATACAAAAAATGAGGAAATGGATACGGTTGCTTTTCATGCAAACAATTTTGAGAGGCGTAGGGCTTTTGATGTACTCATGGAGGCTCAACACTATTGGAACGAAATGGAGCAGTTCCGAAAAGATAGACAGAGAAATAAGAGATACACCTACGGAGACCAATGGGACGATAAGATTTGCGTCGATGGCAAAACGATGACAGAGGAAGAGTACATCAAGCAGCAAGGTAACGTTCCGTTAAAGAACAATCTTATCCGAAGACTTGTTCGCAATGTACTTGGCGTATATCGTTCGCAATCGAAAGAGCCTACATGTGTAGCACGAGATAGAGATGAGCAGAAACTTGGAGAAACTATGTCTACCATTCTGCAGTGTAATATGCAACTCAACAGAATGAGCGAGGTATATGCACGTACAATGGAAGAGTTTTTAATCTCTGGTTTTATTGTACATCGCAAAAGCTATGGATGGCGTAACGGCAAGGAAGATTGTTGGACGGATTATGTTCAGCCCAATAACTTCTTTATCGATAACAATATGCGTGATTTTCGTGGTTGGGACGTAGGTTGTTTGGGAGAGGTTCACGATATTAGTTTTGGACAACTCTGCGAACAGTTTGCAGAGGCTCCTGAAGATTATCGTAAACTGAAGGACATATATAAATGGGCAGATAAGAAAGAATATATAGCGAGTTACGCAGAGAAGTTTGGCTATAGTAGACTTGATAATTTTGATTTCCTCTTCACCAGTGAACCTGGAAGATGTCGTGTTATAGAAGTTTGGCGCAAGGAACAGAAGCCGCGCTATCGTTGCCACGACTATCTTAATGGCGACATCTACAAAATAGATGAGGAAGATTATTACAAGGACGTTGTGGCGGTAAATGAGCAGCGTATGCAAATGGCTGAGGCTTCAGGAATGCCAGCAGAAGAAGTCCCACTTATCAAAGCTACTTGGTTCATGGATGATTATTGGTACTTCTATTATCTTTCCCCATTTGGACATATCCTTAAAGAAGGAGAGACCCCTTTTGAACACGGAAGTCACCCTTATATCTTCAAAGCTTATCCATTCATAGATGGTGAGATTCATTCGTTTGTCAGTGACGTAATAGACCAGCAGAGGTATACCAACCGACTCATTACGCTATATGATTGGATCATGCGAGCAAGTGCTAAGGGTGTCTTGTTGATGCCAGAAGATTGTTTACCTGATGGTGTTAGCATGGAAGATATTGCGGAAAGTTGGGCAGAATTTAATGGCGTTATTGTCTTTAAGCCGTCAAAGACAGGGCAAATACCACATCAAGTAGCGAACAACTCTACTAATATTGGTATTACTGAATTACTCAATTTACAGCTAAAGTTCTTTGAGGATATATCAGGTGTGAATGGAGCTTTGCAGGGTAAGCCTGGCTTCTCTGGGCAAAGTGCGTCCATGTATAATCAGCAAGTTCAGAATTCTACAATGTCATTGCTTGATATGTTGGAGTGCTTCTCTTACTTTGTTATAGATGGAGCTTATAAGGATGTGAAGAATATACAGCAATTCTATGATGGGAAACGTGTGTTTAACATCGCAGGTAAGAGCGGTGCACAAATCGAATACGACCCTAAGAAAATTAGAGATGTTGAATTTGACTTGTCTATCACCGAAAGTACAACAACACCAGCATATCGTCAACTTGCTAATGATGTCCTTATGCAACTATGGCAAGCTCAAGCTATCAGCGTAGAACAACTACTTGAACATGGAGACTTCCCATTTGCAGATGATTTACTGCAAAGCCTACAATCTCAAAAAGAACAGATACAGCAGGGACAGTTACCTCAAGGTGTATCACCGCAGATTATGCAAAAAGCGCAACAAGGAACTAATATGCAAGCTGTAGACCAACTACATCAAGCGTTACAAGCTTCATAACAAAAGGCGTAGGATAATCCTACGCCTTTTGTCTATCTTTTCTTATTTACATTCTTTTGGATATTCTCTACCGCTAACGGGTCATTAGTAAGAGTGGCAATGCCGTCAAGACTTTGTTTTTGTCTTACGTTGTATCTTCCCATTGCACCAAGAGTAATACTGTTGCTTCTTCAATTCAATAACAGAGGCGGGCATTTCTGCTGTTCCATTTCTATATGGGGTTGCATAAAAGCACTCTCTTTCAAGGTCAGCAACAAAAGCCTTATTGGTGATATAGCCTTTGTGTTTTAGTCGACGGAAGTTAAATCTATCCATGACAAGGAGTGCTTTCTTTGTACCTGACGCAGGCATAACATAATAACGTTCACCAGTTCTCTCATGTGCCTCATTCGCTTTTCTTACCGCTTCACGATAGCGAAGATAAGCTTTCAATTTTTTAAAAACATTCATCATCTTATTATATATTAAATTAAACTTATATTGTTGCAGCTGATACTGCTTTCTTCTTCTTGGGGACACGCATATTGACACGCATCACAATAGTTGGTATAGGCATTTCAAAGAAACATATATGAAGACCAATAGCACGTGTCATTAATAAGTCGTCATGCTTACCAATAATAGCACCAAAGGCTCCATTCTGCTTTTTCTCATAAACCACATATTCGTCTAAACAGCGTTCGTCACGTTCTGTGTATAAATGTTCACGTACAACCTTTATCAAAGTTGATATAATC